GTCCATCTTGTAGCGAGGACTTGGTGTGGTCCCGCCGCTTCAATTCGCATACAAATGTCGGGCTTCCGGGGATGATAATGTCGGGTGTTCCGGTCACCATGCCTTCAGCCTTTTCAATCTTCACCTTCATTGCCGTCCTAAAACCCTCGTTGCGGGGATGGAAGGCAATTTTGCCCCATGAGTTTGGATAATCACGGCGCATCCTAGCAAAAAATGTAACCTGCTCTAGCGATTCGGTGGCGCATTTGCCCCTGAATGACTTATCGCCATATACGTCAATGCCGGTCGGGAATTTCATCTGGCTTCCTATTGTAGGCCGTTACCTTGTACCACTGCCCATCCTTCTCATAGGTAATGGTGTCGGGTTGCTTGCCACCCAATGCGGTAAACATAGCACGATCTTTGAAGCCTTGCGACCAGTTTGGTGTTTTTGGCACCCAGAACGAGAATTTACGATAGGACGTCCGCACATCGACCCGCCACATCTCGCGCCCGGCCTTGCTTAATGTGTGGTTTACGGACCACTCCTCGACGACGTCGGTCTGCCGCCGGTTGGGGTCGGCCTTCATGGCGTTAAACTCAGCAATCAGCTTCTCGTTGGGGTCAACAATCTCTCCCTTGCACTCCGCGCAGTACCTTGCCGCGATGTCGTTGTCCGCCTCACAGTGGGGGCAGGACTTTGTGGTCCAACGAGATCCGCACTGTACCAATTGTCCTGCCGCGAGTTGCTTTGATTGGCACCGCCGACCGTAATGGGCGGGAATCATGCCATGCTCGGACACAATCGTAATGCCATCGAGATCGCAGAAGTAACCAGAAGGACTGATCTCAAACCCCGATGGGTTGGGCCGTGCCTTAAACTCGTTCTCGACTTGGCATAATGGGCAGCGCACCTTCAGGTAAAGCGCGTTTTCCTTTGCCTTCACCGTCTTGATCGTGGGATTAAACACGTCACCGTTGGGGCAGTGGCGCTCAAGGTTCTCGGCGTAGTCTAGGATCAGGCAGTCATCCTTGCCCTCGGACAGGCGCAGGCCTCGACCAATGATCTGCTGCAGCAGGCCAACTGATTCTGTCGCCCGTAGGATCGCGATCAAATCGACATGGGGCGCATCGAAGCCGGTGGTGAGCACCTGCACGTTGACAAGGTACTTGATCTCTTGGGCCTTGAACCGCGCTATAATGGCGGCTCGTTCCTGACTGGGCGTATTCCCCGTCACAAGGGCAGACAAGCCCCGTGGCAGGCTTTCCATGCACTCTTGGGCATGTTGCACCGTGGCGGCAAAAACCATCACCCCTTGGCGTTCTCTGGCCTGCGCCACCACGTCCGCGATGATTGCAGACGTCTTGCGGCCTTGGCCGATAAAGGCGCGGTCGATGTCCTCGCTGTCGAACTGGTTGCGGCTATTCAGCTCCATATCAAGGGTGTGGTATGATTCGGCGTGTATCTGCCCGATCACCGGCTTTGTCAGGTAGCCCTGATCAATCAGCTCCTGCGCCGTGATCCTGTCTACGCAGACCGAGAAGTACGGATTGATGGTTTCGTGTTCGCCGACCGGCTTGCCGTCTGGCCACTGGCCGAAGATGTAGCCAGTCCCCATCCGATAGGGCGTGGCGGTCATCCCCACGACGCGGATGTTGGCATTCTGTTCGCGAATGGCATTGACGATGTTGCGAATCGTCGGCGTGATCCCGTGGGCCTCGTCGATGACGATCATCGCGAACTGTGAACCGAAGCGCCTGATGCGGTTTTTCACCGTCAGAGGGGTGCCAAATACCACCGGGTGCTTTAGCGACTTGGCACCGGCGCTTGCCGAGAAGATTGAGCAGGGGTTGCCGGTGGCCTTGTACTTGTCACTGTTCTGCACAACCAGCTCTGCGCTGGGCGCAAGGCACAGGACATGCTTGCCGCCAGAAATGCGGTGAATAGTGTCCGCAATCGCTGCAATGATATGTGACTTTCCCGCTCCCGTAGCGGCCTCAATGCAGCACGGCTCAGCCGTTTTCTTCACCCACTGGATGATCTGATCGTGCGCTTTTTGCTGATAGGGTCTTAACATTTAAATCTTCCATTTTATTTAGATTGACCTGTGGCACCATCCATGCCGGTGCACCCTTGCCATTGGGGTCGTAGAGGTATTTGTCCTGCTTGGCTTCGTTGGTTCGTATCCAACCGGCCATTGTGTAGGTAGGCATGCGATTAATCACAAGGACGACAATCTCGTCCTTCTTGTCGTTTGCCCGGATGATCAGCTTGCCATGTTCGTGCTTGGTGGATCGCACCTGCATGACCCCGACATCCGGTGCCTTGAATGTATTCACCGATGGCTCGTAGTAGACATCCAGCCACTTCGCAAAGGCCATTTCGGCGGCTGCCCCATCGACATCAATCTGCCACTGCGAATCGGTCGGCGAGTGCTTGTTTTGAACGAGATTGCCCAGCGACGATATGCTTCGCATGTTGCCGACAAGCCCGGCAACCATGAGTTCGGGCTTGGTTAGTTTAATGGTATTCATCACTGCCCTACAAAGATTGTGGGTTGCGGGTCGTTAAAATCAAACAGATACCAGCAGCAATTATCTTTGCCAGCCGTATTCCCAAACCACTTCACCCGCCCCACCGATACAATTTTCTTGCAGTGCGGCAGGTAAGGCGTGGCCTGCTTGGTGTGCATCCAATCCGCATCAAACAGCAACCATGTCGGCCCCCAAAACAACGATCTCTCGATGATCTGGTGCATCACATCGCGGCCCCAAGGTGGGTTTGTAATCACTAGGTTGGCGCGGTTCATATCTTGACGTGTCAAAAATGACGCATCTGCCTGTTTCACGATCTTGTGGCGAGGCTCGACGTCATAGGCGGCAACGCACTTGTGGCCATGCTTTTGCAGGATGCGGATTAAAGCCCCGTCACCGGCGCAGGGCTCCGCATAATATGACCCCTTGGGTAGGTGCGGAAGAAGCGGCAGAACCGCCTCCTCCGGTGTCGCATAGGCATCAAGCTTGTGCGGTTTAAAATTGCTTCGCTTGCCCATCTAAATATTTCTCCGCATTCGGAAGCTCACGTTCAATTAGATATTTTTCATAGAAATTTTTTAGAACGGGCAACACCGTCACGAGGAAAGATTCGTCCCTGTTAATCCGCTCCAACGCATCCCCGTATGGCGTCCACTGGTAGAAGTCGCACCAATCGCGGTCCGTGGCAAAGAGCTGTATCTGCATCTGCGCATAATAGTGGGTCTGCATTGCTGCCGTCTTGAATACCGGCGGCTTCTTGTACCGAATGCCAAACGGGCACTTGATCTCGACCAGTCCGCGATCGCCCACCAGTCCATCGGGGCTGGCACCGAGCCAATGCTCGTATTGGTAAAAGGCGCACGATTCAACCGTGTTGCCGGTGACCATCTCGTATTCAAGAAGGGCACCGGCCTCGTTCTGTACGCCCCAGTTAGTGGCTATGTTTCCCGTAAACTCACTGGGAGCCTTGTGCCAATCACGAACCATGCGGCGCAAGATGTCCGCTTGATTCGCAAAGGGTGCGATACCGAGGATTGCTCCAACGGCTGAACCAGTCACCCGGCCCTTTCGAATGTTAAACCATTCCTCGGATCGCTGTTCCATTATCTTTCGTCCTTTAAAGGCCAGCCCAATATCTTACAAAGGTCATCGGATGGGTTTACTTCGTCCATTATAATTTTGCGTTCTCGCTCCAAAAGACCAATGACATCGCCAATCAGATCAATTTGAGTGGTTGTGCTAAGTTCATCAAAATAAGATGAAAATGTCACATCACCATCAATATAACCACCCGCCCATAATGTAGCAATTCGCTTGCCTTTATGACGATCTCTATCCCAACCACGAGAAAATCTATCGGCCATCAAAGCACCTTATAGGCTACGATGGTGCCTGTACCACATTCACGCCACAAGAAATTACAAGCCAAATGTGGTCCGTTTTTTTCGCCACTGCGAAGAAGCACTTCCACAGACGTATCGTCGTGAACCGGACATTCACCGGCAGTGTGCGCCTGCCATCCCAAAGTTCGGATTTTAGACAGGCTTTCCATCTTCTTATGCAGTTCGCGACCAGCGTTTACAGCATCTTCAAGAATGCGTTCAAGCTTGGTAATACGAACTGTAAGCTTTCCAAGCTTTTCGTCAAAGCTTGGCTCTCTGGTACGAAGCAACTCAACCCAATCTCGGGTATCTGTCTTCTTTTCTACTGTCACCTTTGCAGGACGTCCGCGTTTTTTCTTAATCTCAACCATTTTAATCTCCTGTATTAAAGAAGTTCCATCATAGCATCTGCAATTGCAAAAGCTTGCTCAGCAATCCTATTTTCTTCTCCGATGCAATAGGTATTTTTAACAACATTTAAGGCAGCCATTGCAAATTGGTGCCTTAATGATCCGCCAACAGTATCAATATTGCTACTGACTTCTTCAATTGAACCATTGATCCTATGGAGCTGTTCTCGGATTTCACTTAAAACCAAAACCGTTTCATAGGGTATAGACATCATTCCCATTTTAATCTCCATATGTTGTTAAAGTGGGGACGGCCCCGAAGCCGCCCCCGTCCCGTTCTAGTCCCCTTAGAACGGAATTCCATCATCGTCGTCTGCAGGGCGTGGCCGTGCAGCCTTTGACGCGCCAGCCTTCGGCGATACCGACGCAATCCAATTGCCGGTCATCTTCTTGCCGTCGTCGCCGACCATATCCCAGATGTTGACCGTGATCTGCATCTGCTTGCCCGAAAGCGCCTTCTGCAGGTTGTTGTCATTCGGTGCCTTGCCGCTGGCAACCAATGCGCCACCGGCGTTCTTGTCGATAGCGAAAAGCATGCGCTTGGCCTTGTCCTTGGCCTTCTCTGGGTCTTTCTGGCGCGGCTTGTCGTCGATGCACCAAATCTTCTGGAAGACCTTGCGGTTCTTGTATTCCGCAGGCGTCAGGACCGACCAGCGAATCGAGACAAACTCGTTGCCATCACGGTCTTCATCGATTTTTGCCTCGTCAATGGCAGCCAGCAGGCCGGTGCCATCGGGGATCGGAGCAAAGTTACCGCCGCCGGTTTCAAATTCGCCGCCGGTCTTGTGGATGTCATCGCCATCCGAGAGGTTCCAATAATCAACCATTTACTTTTTCCTTCTTCAATACAACGCTGAGTGATGGGATATAGGCTTCGAGGGGGTTCTTACCCAGCTCGACAATCAGTGGCTCGGTAATGCCGTAGCGGTTTTTAGACACATTGGCTGCCGCTGCATGTGTGATCAACACACGCGTTCCGTCGGAGATGGCTTTCTTGCGGTCGCCGTCACCTTTCGTAAAAGTTTCAAGCTTAAGAAAGCCCACGACATCTACGTCATCGACATAGGGTGCCATCGACTTGGCATGCAGGCGCAGGCCGTACTTGCTAAACGAATCATCATCCGGTGGATTTTCAGTGCCGATCTCGACGTGGGCAATGAACACAGTATGCATGCCGCGCTTTTCAGCGAGGATGGAAGCAGCCTTGCGCAAACGCTGATGCATGATCGCGACAGCCTCGCGGCCAGCGCCGTAGCCACCAGCAGCCTGCTGGATGTTTGTGGCCTTCTTGTTGTCCTTCGCAATGACATCCGCGATAAACATGCGCTCCAGAGCCGTGATGCTATCAATGACCAAAGTCTTGTAGCCATGCTCTTCGCCCATCAGACCCTTAAGCTGGTTCCAAAGGTCTTCGACGTCATTAATGACGGGGAAAACATCCGGCTTTAGATTTTCGGGGATTGATTGAACACCATCTTCAGCACGAATAAAGATCGGCTTGGGAAACGAGGCAGCAAGTGTGGTTTTACCCATACCACTATCCCCGCAAAGCGTGACAACTACAGGCCTGTCACCCGGCTTTTTTATCGTATCTAAAATGCCCATTGGCATATCTCCTCTGTTTCAACGTGTTGACAAATGACAGCAGGTTGTGTGATTGTCAACACCACAATATTGAAAGAGGCACAAAAAATGGATTTGAACAATGTCACGATGGAGCGCATAAGGGTGGCGCTCAATGACCGCAACCTCGCAAAGGTTGCTGTCTCTACTGGTCTACACGAGAATACCATTCGCTCTATCGCTGCGGGTAAAAACAATAATCCGCACATGACGACATATGAAAAGCTCGTGAAATATCTTTTTGGGAACCAAGAATAAAATGTCAAATCACCGTGACTTTTGGGAGGCGGGTTACCGTATCTTTGGCTTGCATGGCATTGCAAAGGATGGTCGCTGCGCTTGTCACAATAAAAATTGTAAAGCGGTTTTGAAGCACCCAATCATGTCTAATTGGACCTCGG